TTTTCATGCCAACCAAATTGTTGCCGTGCCTTTTCTGCCTCTGACAGGTGCTGAAGTTCTTGCACCCACTTGGTGATGTATCCCATAAGTAAATCCAATCTTTTGTTGTATGCGGCAACCCCTTGGTATGCAAGAACGTCCCGCAGTTTGTCCTTAGATAAAACGCTCGATAGTGGCGCAGAGAATTCACGGATCCCGTCCTTGGGCATGTGCAGACGCATCCACAAAGATTCTCCAGTGTCAGGATCATTCAGCCTTTTGACGACATAGAAGTCGTACTCATAGACCAACTCATCCTTATGATCTTCCCCCTTCTCGTCCTTGCCGTACCCACGCTTGTACACACCGCCGTTCTTGCCCCGGAAATATGGGTACGGGTAGTCAGGGATTTCAACCGTGACCTCTTCTTCCAGTATGGCGTTACGCATGACAACGATGTTGTCTTCTGCCTTGGCTTCGGCAATGCGTGAACCGATCTGAATCGGGGAAGTAATCTTGTTCTTATGGGGGCAGTCTTGGCATGGTGTTGCGTTAATGCTTGCAAACGTAGCGCACTTGTATGGCTTCTCTATCAGGGCATGTGCTTTGTTGAACGTCTCTTGTGGGTCGTATTCTGAATGCTGATTGCTAATCTTGTGGATTGCTTTCTCACCGTCTTCACAGTTGATTGCGATTGATAGCCCCGCTCTCCATAGCGGTTCCTCAACAGTCTCTTGCTCCTTGTATATACGCAGTAGCTGTGCACACCCTTCACCTTCAGCACTCTTTCGCATGATCATCGAAAACCGCGAGATGCTGTTACCCATCAAAGCGCGGGTCGTTGCATCTATTGGGCGGCGTGGTGGGGAATCGGAACCAAACAAACCCTGCGGCTCGTCATCCTCCTCCACTTCCATACCTATCAACGTCTTGAAGCGTGTGAACTCTACGGGCTGCGATTCCACCAGTATGCTCACTGGCTTAGGCGGGTTGTCCTTGAAGTTCAGCGTCTCGGGGATGCGTAGTATTCGGGCGGCGTCTGCTGTGACGGAAGGGTCAGCAAGCAGGTTGTATGAGGCACAGAATTTCTTCAGTGTCTCGGCTGTTGGCTTCCAATCGTTATAACCGATGGTCTCCTTCAGCGTCCAGTAAACGTGTACGCCACGTCCTGAGTTAACAATAGTGGGTCGAGGTAACCCTGTTGCTTTAACAAATAGTCTGAGCGCATCCAGTGCAGATGCTTGCGTGTCGTATGGTTTGTTCTCCCCGCAATCTAGGTCAAGCCAAAAAGCCCTGAACCATTTTGCGTTCTTCGCTGTGCGGCCCTCGGTCTCCAAGAGATACTTGGCGCATCCAAAATATGCGTCATACCCCTGCGAGATAAGCCCATCTACGACTCCATCAATCTCATCAATCGTTTCTACAAAAGTCTGCCTCGGCGCACCCTTCTTCAAACCAACCACACAGTACAAGCCTTCGGGGGCAAGCACAGATGTGAGAAAGGGGTTCCGTGTTGTCATTGTTCTCTCTTTTACAGACAGGTATGCCTTCCGGTCTACTGGCGATAGACCATGGGCGGGGAATCAATTCGCGGTGTTTGCCGCTAGGCGATCAAGCAGTTCCCATAATACTTTGCGCTTTGGTGGGTGAGGCACTGTTTTCCCTAAGAACCACGCATAAATGGCTTGCCGTGATACTCCTACGTGCTCCGCCACATCTTGTACGGGGATGTCACGCTCAATGCAAATGCGACCAAGTTGCACACCCACATGGAATGGGTCTGCCTTATTGTTCGCATCTACAAACTTACGAGAATAGCCTCTGTTGTTCATATTCTTCTTTTTTAATTACCTTCATTACGCGCTGGCCACGACCTGAACGCGCTTGACGCCTCTCGCCTGTATCAACCACCCAACCCTTGCGAATCAGTGGAGCGTAGCGGGGGCTAATCGTTTGGATACCAAACTCAGGCAACATTTTTACAACGTCATCACCGATGCACCCGTTGGGGAACTGCTTGATAACTTCATAAACGATCCGCTCTAACTCAGTGGTATCTATTGACTCGGCGGCTTCATGGCTTGTAGATGGGTCGGTGTTACGTGCTAGGCCGGGGAAAAGTTCTTGTTGCATGTTGTTCTCCTGTTAGATGGGGGTTGCCCCCCATCTTTTATTAAACGTCAGCCCAATCGTCCAAGATGTCAGCCACATCTTTTGGTGCAGCTTTTTTGCTGGTGCGCTTAGTTGGCTCTGCCTCAACTTCTTCAGCCTGTACCTTGGGCTGTTCTTTGCGGCCAGAGGCAACTGCATGTGCCATTTCAGGAGTCACGGTAACACCCGTAACGGTATCTACAACAGTAGGTGCAGAAACCTTAGTAACACCATCAGCTTGGGCAGCAGTAGATGCAATAGCGGCCTTGGCTTCAGCGGACTGACCTTTCTCTTGGGTCATGGTCAACTCATCTTCATCCAATGGACGCACTGCCTTGAAGGTCAAGCGTGGTGTTGCGCTTGCAGTATCAAAACGCATTTCAGTAACAACCGCCGTCACTGGCAAACCGTGACCGCCCAAGAACTTTGCATATGACTGCAAGGGCATCTTGCCGTTCTCAGCCGCACCAAAGATAGACTGCGCGGGTAGCGTCAATTGATAAATGTCTCCACGAATATCGTTCTCCAAGAGGACGGCAAGGCGCTGACTGAATCGGCATGCACGGGAATCACCTTGACCGGAGCCTTTGATGTTCTGTGCACACGAGGCGCACTTGCTTGCTTGTGGTGACTCAGACTTGACATCAGGGGTAACACCATCGTTCGACCAGCATGAGGGGGCCGTGGCTTGGCCTTCTTGATAGGTTCCTGCATAGTATGTTCTCGATACGTTGGCGTTCGCCGCCGCAATGATGATGTTCATTGCACGGTCTTCGTTCTGTGCAATCTCTTTGCCATCGACCATCATGCGGAATACGTTGCCGCGAATAGAGATACGCTTGCCACCCATGCCGTTGCCACCCATTAGGGCTTTGGTTGTAGCATCAAGTTGCAGGTTCTTCAGGTGGGCAGGTAGTGTGTTGCCGCCTTTAGAAAACAAAGTCATTTCACTCATTTGGGTTCTCCAGTTGTTACAGGTTTGGTTTGCATTAGGGCATCAAGGTCGGCGCGATTGAAACGCACTTTTGTGCCTATACGGAAATGAGGGATTTTTCCCTCGCGGATCATGTTGTAGATTGTCTGACGTGACATCCTCAACAGCTTTGCCACTTCTGGCACAGTCATAGATGCTTCAAGTTCCACTTGTAGTTCTCCTTATGGTTACGCTGTATTTGCTGTCAGTGTTCAACCCCATGGGCATAAGCTCGGGGTTCTCTTCCAACAGTTGTTTCATGGTAGTTTGACTGATACGGCGTTCAAGCAGTTCGGGCATCTTGTGTTCCAAGATGAACTTGTGCATGGACTCCCAGTCACTTGTCCAGTAGCGTGTCCTCACAGTACGCATTACCGTACCGTGCTTGCTACCCAGACGGTCAGCACCGATCTCCTTGCAGGTGTCCAGTAGTTTGGACTCCACAAGCTCCATCTGTGTCTTCACCGCGCTATCAGCTTCTTCGTATTCACGTAGAAGTTCGGCACGTTTGTCACGCATCTTGATGTAGACGGCGACGAGTTTATCAACCGATATTGTCTCGGTCATAACGCTCTCCTTTGTTGTTTGTGTTTGGATAATAACCTAAAAATTAACAGTGTCAAGTCTTTTTTATGTAAGTAGTTCCCCGTATAAGTCGATGATCCGGTTGTGTATGTCCATCTTGTTCTCCAGCATCTTGTACATACGGCGCTCTACCCCACTGCCTTGCAAGTGCACCACCACTGAGGGATTTTTCTGCCCTGCTCGGTGCACACGTGCGTTGGCTTGTAGGTAGGTCTCGACGGACATCACCGGACTCCAGTAGACAATCGTATTGGCGGCATGCAGAGTTACCCCATGCGATGCCGCTTGTGGTTGAATGACCAGTACCCGTAGGTCATCCTTCGTTTGGAAACGATCAAAAATCTCCGACCGTTTTCCCGCCGACACACCACCATGAATGACGGCTGTCGAGTACCCGTGCTTACGCAAATCGTCTGCAACCACTTCGATGGAATGTCTGTACGGCACAAACACCAGCACCTTGTGACTAGACTCCTCAACCACTTCGCGTAACACCGCCAGTCGATTGCTTGCATCGAACTGGATCACTTCACCTGTATCAGAGTATACCGCACCACCTGATAATTGCAACAACTTATTTAAGTTAGCAGCAGCGTTGACTGTTGTTATCTCTTCACCTGCCGCTTGTACGATAAGACGCCTACGTAGTAGCTCATAGTACTTCTCTTGCTGTGCAGTAAGTGGTACATCACGGGTTACATAGGTCATCTCTGGTAGGTCTAAACATTGTTCCTTAGTAAATCTTATAGCGGGCTGTAACGCCCTGTGGACAACTTGTTCTGAATCTAACTTAGGAACCCACTTAAACTGTGTGACCCTGTGCATAACCTGATCGCGGAACCCACCATAGAACCGTGGAATCCCTTCGGGGTTTACCAGCTTGGCGATGCCGTAGGCATCCAAGGGGGACTGCGATGCAGGTGTGCCCGTCAGCATCCACAACCACGTGCTCGGTTTGATCAGGTTGTTGAGCACCTTCCAACGTCTTGTAGAAGGGTTTTTATAGGCGTTAGCCTCGTCAATGACGATAAGATCAAACTTGCTTTTGAGGATATCGTTGGCAACGATCTCCAAACCATCGTAGTTGATGATGACGTACTCAGCATCCCCTGCAATGATCTCCTTGCGCTTCTCTGCCTTGCCGTAGGCAACGTCTACCCTACGGTGCATAGCCAGCCTGAACAACTCATTGCGCCATGCCGACTCCATGATGGACAGCGGACAGATGACCAGCACCCGCTTGATGACGCCCTTTGACAGCAGGTAGTCCGATGCCCAGATGACTGAGCCAGTTTTGCCCGTGCCCTGTTCGTTAAAACAGAATGACCGGCGGTGCATCGTTAGGAAAGACGATGTAACTTTTTGATGGGCAAAAGGTTTATAAAGCCCCGGCCAGTTGTATGAAGCGTTGATGGGCGAGGGTACATCTTTGATCTTGAGGTTCTTCAGGACAATGGCCTCCTCCAAATCCCAATTCACCAAGACCTCTGAAACTCCATCATCCTCTGACAAAACTTTGCTCTTCGGAATCACCGTAGTGATCCGGTCAGGGTTGCGTACCTTCAGCAGTAACGCCCTGTTTTCTATGATCTGCACTCTAATCTCCAATGCGAAACATCCTGAACACAGTGTGCGTCAGGTTCTTTTTATAGTGTCAGGGATTCCACCTGACCCCACTTCGCTTTAACGTCTGCGTGTCCTAGACGGTCAACTCTCCGTTTGAAAGTATAAAACGGCGTTGACTGATACGGTTATGTTGGGCTAGTGCGAATACCCTGTCTGCTGCTACTCGTACCTTACCTTGCAGACTTCATGACAACTCATGATTTTTTGCGCTCCTTCGCACTTGTCTCGGACACCACCTTGTGGTTAGCCCCGCGCTTAAATGATCTGTTTGTCGATGCGCTCTCGATGCGCACACCGTTCTTGTTACTGCCACCCTTGGACAGGGCTTTCACGTGGGCAACATCTTTGCCTTCACGCATGTCAGC